TACCGAAGCCAAGGAATGGGGATTCATAGACAAGATCATTCCCGGTACCCATAAAAAGCCACAGGTGACCAATGAAATGACCGACTGCTTCACCGCACTTGGTATACCGTTGCCGGCTATCGATTCGGAGGAGAAGCCGGAACCGGAAGGCCGTGACAAAAACTTGGTCTCCCAGATTATCGACGGTATCAAAGGGCTGTTCCCTGCCGGCAACAAGACTGACATTTCTAATTCTTCAAATACAGTTATGCGTAAAGAATTTACTTTCATCAACCAGATCCTCAACTGCGAAGGCGTTGAGGAAAAAGACGGTAAGATGTTGCTTACCGTGGAGAATCTGCAGGCCATCAACGACGCCGCCAAGGCCGCCAACGAAGCGAAGGCCAAAGCGGAGAATGACCTGGCTGTCGCCAACACCGCCAAGAAGACTGCCGAAAACAGTCTGACGGCAGTCGTGAATGACCTTGACAGCCTGAGTGACAGCGTCAGGAATGCCGCCGACAACAAGGCCAAGGTACAGATTATCCGTGATATCGTGGCCAAGATTCCCGGAACGGCAACCGCCAGTCATCAGGAATCGAACGAAGACAGCAAGTTTGCCGATATCGCTACGGATCCGATCAACAGTTATGAGAATGAATAACATCTAAACTATTCTATTTATGGATTTTAAAGCACCTATTGACATTACCACGGTTCTGACCGCGGTAAAAAAGCACAGAGACATCCTGAAGGCGGTCGATAAGCTCGACGCTTCGGAGGTATTGAAACATTTCACTCCGGTACCGGGCATTACCGATTCTCTTGAATTGGGCAAGGTAGAGGGTGGAAGTATTTCCAGCAAGTACACCGGTAAGTTTACAGCTGGCAAGTATCTGGGTAAGATTGTTCCCCGCCGCTTGGTAGTACGTCCGGTTGTGATGGAGATGTCCGACGAGCCGGAACGCTACCGCCGTACCTACATTGCCGAGGTTCCCGGTACACTCCGCAAAGAACATCCCTTCGAGCTGTGGCTGATCAACCACGGGCACGAACTGGCATCCAATGATTTGCTGTTTGCCATCTTCACAGCGAAATACAGCGCTGATGAGAACAAGACGGACATTCAGGACTCTTTCGACGGTATCGGTACCATTATTACCGAAGGTGAGGCAGTCGGGGATATCTCCAGTGCCGAGGGCAACGTTTATACTACCGGTGAACTGACTCGTGCCAACATTGGCGAAAAGTTACTGGAGATGTGGCGTCACATGCCGCGTACCTTCAAGCGCAAGAAGAACATCAAGATGTTCATTTCCGATGATTTGGGCGACATGTACGATGACTGGCGCAAAGATGAAGGTACTATCGTTATCGGATTAAAAGAAGATACTTCCGATACACAACACCTGCTCGGTTCCAACAACCGTTGTGAGCTGGTACGTGTTCCGAATCTTCCCGATGGCAGCCAGTTCGTCATGCTGACCACTAAAGGGAACATTTGCTACGGCTTTGACAAAGAGAGTGATTTCAAGTCTATCAAGCCGTTCTTCTCCGGTAATCCTTATACGTTTGATGCTGCGGGCAAGTACGTGATAGGCTTCCAGTTCGTATCGGTACATAAATCGGAGTTCTGCGTCAATGACCGTCCGGTGGATCCTGAAGGTAGCAACCCGTTCGGATATATCGAGGTCACAATTGCACCGGATGAAGCGAAGGCCAACGGTGGCAAATGGCGTATTCAGGGTGAAGAGGGCTGGCGTGATTCCGGCACGTATGTAGCGGTTCCCGGTGGTAAGGAATATACCGTCGAGTTCCTGGAAGCTGCCGGATATACCACTCCTGCCGTGCAGAAGAAAACTCCTGCTGCGGGTGCAGTAGAGAAAGTGACGGGTACATACGTTGTTAAATCTGAATAAATCCTGTGACTATGGCAGAAGTAGACCCCAAATTATGTATTGCCCTTGATGACATCAACGAGGCAATGGACTGCAACAGTCAGGGTAACATGGCGGGAATCGTACCGTCCGTTATCTTCGGCTATCATGAAGACGTGGCAACATGGCCGGACTATCCGAAAAAGACGGATGCCCCGCTTTCGCTTGAAGAAGCCGGCACACTGGTCGGAGACCTTGTCATGAAGGAAGGCAGGCGTGCTTATAAGATGGATTTCACGGACGACCTGGCGGAATTCAAGATTACGGATCAGGGAGAAACCGGTGGTGAGTCATCACTGATGGACTTGAACATCATTTCTCCCAAGATGCGGAAGAAGGTATTCGGTTTCGAGAATGCCACCAAAGGCCGTAAGATGTTCTTCATCGTGACCGACAACAACGGTACAAACTTCCTAATGGGTGACAAGCGGCGCGGTGCCATGCGTGCCTCAGGAGACGGGGCCACCACCGGAACCGGCAGTAGCGGACGCAATCAAAGTACGCTTCACTATACCTTCGCTACCCCCATCAAGTGCGTGTATGAAGGTGACATGGAAGACATTCTTACTGTGAAAGCTGCACCCGGAGGCTGATTTTTGTTTCTTCGTCTGGTCAGTTGGCTGTTTATGTCCGTCTCCGGATTCTTTCCGGGAGGCGGACATTTTGTTTTGTCCTATCCCGGCAATAAAATTCGCAACATCTTTGTATAACGTTAATATCAAGAATCATGGCTGAAATTACAAATGCTTATATCGAAGCCCGCAGAGAAGGTATCGCCTGGCTGAACTCTGCTAAGAGAGAATACAATGTTGGTGTGGCTATCCTTGCTAAATCAGGTTACAAGACAATCGTATCATCCAAGTTGGCTAAATTAGGCGAAAAGCCGCATACCCGCGAGAAGCTGGAATACGAAATCCGGCAGATGATTAAAGTCTGGTACCATCCGGATGACCCGCGCTTTGAGGATGTGGACCTGGCGGATGATGCGGTGCCCGGTAATGACGGCCGTTCCGAGACGGTTCCCGAAGAAACGGCGGCGGCCATCGTTACCATTGCGGAAAAGGAACTGGCACGCGAAACGGATGAACAGCCCGCTTATCCGCCTGTCATTGCCAAAATCATCTATGATTTCCGGGAATGCTACAATGAACGTTCACGGCTGCACCGGTTACTGTCCGAACAGGGTGAGACCAATACGGCGGCTGTATGTGCACAGCGCAAGGATATTGTTACCCGTATAGCCTTCCTCTCCAACCGCATGACATTGCTAGCGGCCATCAAACAGCAATATGAGCAGAACAAGGAGTTGCCGACTGACAAGCAGCTGGACGAACTCTACCAAAAAGCGGATACTCCCGAAGAAAATCCGGAAAAGGAAGAGGATGAGACCGATATCAGTTCCCTTTCCGTGGAAGAACTGAAGAAAGCGAAATCCAATGCCAAGAGCAAGATTACCAAGGCAAAAAACATGTTGTTGTACTCTTCGGAGAGCAAGCCTAAAGACGGCAAGGAAAATCCGCTTCCGGACTGCCCCAAACGCGTGAAATACGAGAAGAAGGTGGCTGCCCAGGAAGCACTGGTAGAAAAGATAGAATATCGTTTGGCGGAACTGCAATAGGTTATGTTGGTCTGTTGCAGCGAGATTGAGAATAAGATGATGCCGGCGGATGACGCAGTAAGCCCTATGCAGGGAGACCGATACCCGGCAGGCTACATCCGCCGAACGGATGCGGCAGCCTCCGGCCATGACCTGGTTGCGGAGAAGCTGCTGCATCCGGACGCCATGGGGGTGCTGGTACCCGGCAGGGACAAGCATTTCTACTCTTCTGGAGCATTTAACCTGATCCAGCTGATTTTATATATTTTGAAGCAGACGGGTCCGGCACATCTGTTCCTGACAACCTATTCCATCTCTATGGATAGCATCAACGCCCTTCATCGCAAGGTTGAGACTGATGAGTTGCTATCGGTACGGTTCCTGATCGATAATCGTGTACGCAGCATCTCACCCAAACCGTTCGATTATCTGGTGACTACATTTCCGGACTGCTACCGTTGCCTGGCGCTTCATGCGAAGGTGGCGCTGCTGTATAACGAGGACTGGAAGATTACCGTTGTAGGCAGTCAGAATGCCACGCACAACCCGAAGCTGGAACGCGGAATCATCCATACCGGCAGTGATATTTTTGACTTTGACTTTAAAATGTTGAATGATGAATTTGACTCAGGAACAACGTGAGGAGATAGAGAAAATGGCATACCGCCTTATCCTTCCGGGGCTGATCGCAATCAATATCGGTGTGGATGAGACGGATTTTCTTGCAGAACTCCGTACTCCGGGCACCGAAGTGCGGACGGCTTTCTACCGGGGCCATCTTCGTCAGATGGTCGAACTCCGGGAGTCACTCATCAAGTCGGCCGCCAATGGCAGCAACCCGGCACAGCAGGAGCTTATCAAGTTCATCAAATCGCAACAGCAGTATCTTGAGTATGAATAACAACCGTCTAACGGCATCCAAAAGCAAGGCCGCATTGGAGGAGCAATCCTACGACCTTATACAGCAGCACATCATCGACCCGGAAAACAGTCCGCTACCGGAGCATCTGCGTGTACAGTGCAACCGGGTGCTGCAGATAGCACGCCTTTTGGATGACTATCCGAACGAGAGCCACATCATCAACATCATGCTGGCAAAATACCGTATCTCGCGTACCCAGATAAGGAAGGACATCGCCCTGGCAAAAGAACTGTTCAAGACACAGCACCAGTTCGACTGGGACTTCTGGTATGCCTGGATGATCAAGGACCAGATTCAGCTTATCCGGGATTGCAAACTCAAAGGTGATCTCAAGCAATGGAACAACGCCAAGAAAGTACTGCATCAGATGATTGGTGAGAAGCCGGCTTCCGTCGAGGACCCGCGACGCATGGAGAAGAACGTATTCTACATCCAGATCAACAGTATGGGGCAAAAGGTGGATATTCCTCTGAATGCCATCCGCAACCTTTCCCAGGAAGAGCAGAAGGTTTTGGTGGATTCGATGTACACGCCTATTGACGATGTACAGGCAGAAGAAATAATGAACTCATAAATAGATTATCATGAAGAAACTGACAAACAAACGCTTGATTTCCTATCTGGTTGACCATAAGCATATTGATATGGTATCGGTCAGCAAGACACAGATTGTCTGTACCGTGTCCGCCAAGTTCAAGCCGGACGAGGTGTCGCAACTGCTGGCTGATACCGGGCAGGACATGCCCCGTATGACTTCTTCCGAGGGTATGAACTACATTGTTTTCCCACGCTATTGATATGTCAGGACGATGGACGAAAACGTTTGGGAAGAGGTCATACAGGTCAATCCGGCGCAGGCGGCATTCCTCGTGATGCCGTACAAGAACGGATATGTCATCTACTCGCGTGCAACGGGTAAATCATTCATTACCGGTGCCGTGATAGATGACAACATCCGGCTGATGCCACGCGGCATCACCACACTCACCCAGGCCACCATCGGGCAGGCGTTGACTAAGACCCTGCCTTCAGCGTTCAAGATGCTGGAGATGCTCGGTTACAAGCAGTGGGACCCGGTCAGCAAGACCGGTGACTATGTGGTGTGCCGCCGTCCCATCGAGGGATGGTACAAGCCATACGAGCACATCATGTCATTCGAATACGGCATCAGCTTCAGCAACGGGCACATGCTCTACATACTTACCCAGGGCGGCAACAGCCGTGGTCCTAATGCGGACTACAACATCACCGACGAAGCGTTGACGCTCGATAAAGAAAAATTCGACCAGGAGGCGGCACCGACCAACCGCGGTAATGAACACATCTTTGGCCGCAAGTCCGAGAATCCCGTTCTGAAGCATCACGGCAACACCTTCCTTTCCTCCATGCCGTACACGCCCGAACAGAAATGGTTGCTTGAACCGGCCAAGTATTATGAAGAAGAACGCGGCATCCGGCTGTTTGATGTCTGGAACAGGATTGTGCGGTTACAGATGCAGCTCATTGATGCAAGGATTGCGAATGATGCGGGACTGTTCAAGGAGATTTGGAACGAGACCGTCCGTCTCAGGCAAAGTATCACGCCGTTCGTTTCACGTGACGGCACGCTCTTTATCCTTGGCTCTATCTTCGACAACATCGCCAATGTGGGCATGAACTATATCCTGAACCAGTACAAGGTGATGGATAAGCTTTCCTTCATGATAGAGATCCTGAACTTCATGGTAGATAAGATTGACAGCTGCTACTACCAATTGGATGAACGCCATATCTATTACAATGCAACCAATGACGACTATATCCGTGACTTTGCCGAAGATCATAACTACAACTGGCAGCAGCTTGCCAATAACGATGACAGCCGGCGTGACCTGGACTGCAATCCCAACCAGCCGATAGAGCTGACACCCGACTGGGGTAGTGCCGCCTCATTCCTGGAAGTGGCGCAGGAGCGCAACTATGACTTCGTGACGAAGCTGCTGACACGTGAGCCGGTGGACAACAACATCAACGAGTTCTTCGTCAAGCGTGATGAAGAGGATGACACCATGGTGAACGCGCTGATGGACAAGTTCTGTCACTACTACCGTAATCATATCAACAAGCACTTGCATTATTACCGTGACCGTTACGGGGATGCACGCCGTGCCAACAACAAGAAGTCCTACAACGAGCTTGCCATCGAGCGTCTGGAGAAACACGGGTGGACGGTGGAACAGCACACCCATGCGGGCATGGAGCCGCCGCAGCATGACAAGTACCTGCTCTGGGCTTCCATCCTGGCAGAGAAAGACGAACGGTTCCCGAAGAAGCGTTTCAACGGCTCGAAATGCAAATATACACTCATCTCCATGAACAATACGCGTGTCATCGAGGACCGCGAGGGGCGTTTTGCCAAGGATAAGCGTAGCGAACGCAACCAGTCCATCCTTCCGGAAGAAGCCACCCACTTCGGTGATGCGGTAGATAAGCGTGTATGGACGAAGTACGGGCACCTGCTTAGGCAGGCATACGGATTCGTGGACGCACGTATCTGATTCACCTCATACACATACATCCGCAATCACAATCGCAATGCTTATGGCAGGACTCGCAACGTCCGCAATGGGAATCGCTGCACTTCAGGACAGGCTATCGGGCACAGGACTGCCCGAGGGGGCACCCTCCTTGTCATATTTCCTTACTTCTTGCGCTTTTGTTTGCGTTTTTGGATAGGGCGCGGTCGGCAGAAACTTCCGTTTCTGTTTCCATTCGGATGGAAAGAGGTGTATTCTGTATTCATTATCAAAGGAGTATATTTCTTATAACATTCATTAACAAAGAGTACGGCGCGCGCAAAATCCGTACTGAAGGAACAGACAGGCAAATCTATTTCCTCCAGTACGGATTTTGCGCGTCTCAGCGGTAAGTAGCGGCAGCTACTTGCGTTTGTCCGCATCCATGCAGGTAGACCCGGTCTTTTCCGTTTCAATATCTAAGGTGGAGACCGTAGAGCGGTATAGTTTTCAACTATGCGTTTCAGGCTGTTTCCTTTTCTGATTGTCGCCCTTCATTTCTGTCCCCTATCACCACGCAGTTTCGCTTTTTTGTGCTGCAAAGGTAAATGTTGACGTCGCTGGCTCAAGTTCGGGCTGGCGTTTCCGAAAAAATCTCCACCCTTCGGGTAGTATTCAGGCCGTTCCGGTTTTCTGAAAAACTTGCTCTTACTCCTTACAACACCTTTTGATGCAGCGTAAAAAAGGCGAAACATACCGCGTAGCGACAGGCGACGCAGAAAAAAAAAACTCCAATCAGGGAAACAGCCAAATTTGAAAAGGCTCACACCCGGAAGCTCAAGGTTCAACATAAAAATTGCAGCATTATGAAAACATTCACTTACAAACAGGCTATTGAGGTCTTGAACAAGTATTTCAAGGGGTACAGAATATTGAAGAAGTTTGACGGGATTAGGGAGTTGAGCATTCTTTTTCGGGATGCGAACGGGAAAAAATGGGAATTGCTTTCAACAGCCGACCCCTATTTTCAGACAGTAGAGGATTATGTGATTATAGAGGCGTAATATTTTAATACATAGAATCTTAATACATAGAATTATGAAAAAGGAAAGAGACGAAAAGAAAGAACGTGAAGCACGCTTGCTGAAAAGGCAGCAGTTGAAAACATTGTCGCAGTCTTTGGTTGCCCGTAGGGAGATGGGCGAATACATGGGCAATGAGGATGACACGGTAAACGGTCTGTTGCGGTTTCACTACGCCTGCAAAGGATATACCAACCTAAAGACTTTCAAGGAGTGGAAAGAGGCGGGCTACACCGTTCGCAAGGGAGAAAAAGCCCTGCTTATATGGGGAATGCCCATCACCTCGAAAGCGGAAAAACAGCGCATTGAGGAACTGAAAAAACAAGGCCGGGAAGAGGAAGCGAAAGAGGACTTTTTCCCCTTATGCTATCTCTTTGCCGAAAGCCAGGTGCACAAGTTAGAGAAGTAGGTTAACCACTATTTATAAATCATTAATTATTAACTTTTTAAAATTTACAACAATGGAAAAAGAAGTAAAAACAATCGGTCAGGAAGTAACTAAGGCAGTAGAAACCATGAAAGAGGCAGGCAAGCAGGAAAAGCAGCCCCAACAGCAACAAGAGAAAGCGGAAAAGCCCGATACCCCCAAGGGTAAGGGGAAGACCCCTAAAAAGGACGAGGCTGCCAAATTGCAGGAGGAAATCAACCGCAAGACGAAAGAGCTGGAAAAATGTTTGGCCGAGCTGGAACGGAAGAAAGAGATTTCCCGTAACCGTACCGCATTCATCAACGCTATGGATAAGCTGGATGAAGCGGCAGGAAAGCTGAAAGAGGACAATTCTTTTGAAACGACCCTCTATAAATTGCGGTTTGCGGACGCTTCGGGCTATGGCAGTAATAGCGACATCTTTACCATTTCTAACCGTTATTTGCTGGAAGAGTTCATAAAGTTTATGAAGAAAAAAATACAGTCGAAAATCGAAGAACTGGAGCAGCTTCTAATCAGTGAATAACAAACAGAATAGCCCACTTTCGGGTGGGCTACCTAATAAAAACGGATATTATGGAGACTTTATTTGATAGTCCATGCCGCTACATGAGCGACAGCGAACTTTTGTACGAGATTGCCAACAATAGGAAAATTGTAGCGGAAACGGAACAAAATGACGGGGAATATGACTTGGGCAGCTTGTTTTCTTCATTGACGCCCGGCCGCAAAAAGGTGGCTGTGGCCGCCATTGAATTATACAAACGTCTGCAAAGCAGGTATAGGGGGCAGAATGATATACGTTGCAGCCTGGATATATGCGCACTTATGCAGCCTTTTTTGTGGGACTTGCCGAATGAGGAATTTTGGGTGTTGGCTCTGAATAATGCTTCCCGTCTCATCAAGAAAGTACGTGTTTCTGTCGGTGGTATCAATCAGACTGTTGTAGATGTCAGACTGGTTGTGCGTGTATTGATGGAGACGGGAGCAACGCAATTTGTGGCCGTGCATAATCATCCAAGCGGTAATAAACAGCCGAGCGGAAACGATAAACAGATTACGGAAAGGTTAAGAAAAGCGGCTGAATTGTTGGATATACACCTGATGGACCATATGATAATAGCTGGTGACACTTATTACAGTTTCAGTGATGAAGGACTTTTGTAGGGAACGGGTGCAGGGCGCACCCATTCCGTTTGCTCGCACGCTCGCAAACGGAATGGGGCCCGAAAAGCGGAATGACTGGTCGTGTTGCCGTTCCTTTAACCACGGAGGGGCTTTTTTTGTCCTATGAGAGCGGATGGTTGGGTTCTATCTTTGTGACAAAAAAAGAGATATGATACGCTTTTTCACAAGATTCGTCGCCACCTATGGGTATGATTCACCGAAGGAGTTCTTTCTTTCGGTGGCTCCGAGCTTCAAGTACAACCTGCAATTTCCGGCCATCTCCTTCAGCGCCGTCACTGCCGTAGTCAGCGAATGGATAGGCATTACACCGTTCCTGGCGATGGCCATGCTCGTCGCCATTGTCTCCGAGATGTGGACGGGCATCCGGGCAAGCAAGGCCCAGGGAATAGGATTCGAGAGCTTCCGTTTCTCACGCTGCATCATCAAGCTGTGTATCTGGCTGACCATCATCTATATCACCCACTCGTTCTATCTGGAGAGCAAGGCCGGGACGGAAGAAAGCTTTGTCATGCTGCTGGCCACCCTGTTCTTCTCCATTGTCAAGGTGTTCGTCATGACCTGGTTCTGCGTCGAGCACGTGACAAGCATACTGGAGAACCTGGCGGTTATTGATGGCAAGCCGAAGGACGCGCTGATCAAGCAGGTGGGAATATTGTGGGTGACAGTCACGGATAAATTCAGAAAAAAGGCCGATGAGACGGAAGGTTAGCCATATGTTGCTTTGTGCGGTTATCGCACTTCTCTCCGGCTGGGCCGGCCACTGGCTGGGTTCCCGGAAACGGAGCATTGTCCGCGTACCGGAAACGGTGGTCAGGCATGATACGATACGCCCTGCCATTCCGGAACCGGAGGTGATTGTCCGTGAGGTACCCACAGAAGTGGATACGGCGGCTATACTGGCCGACTATTTCTCGGAGAAGCATTATCTTGATACAATTATTGAACGCCCTTACCTGAAAGTGGAGCTGACCGACGTCATATCCCGCAATTCATTGCTTGACCGCACGGTAGTGGTTGATTACCGGCAGCCAATGGTCTGCAACAACGCGTTGGTTTTGGGAATGGATGCGGGACGTTACGGATGTGTACTGTCCGCAGGGTACCGACGTAAGTCCTGGGAGTTCAAGGCGGGCTATGACTTGTACAACAGGTCTCTGGTGTTGGGCATTTCTAAAACTCTTTGGCAATGGTAGTGGACGGCATACATGATGGAGTGGACTGTTTCATCTCGGAAATCGGAGAAATAAAAATCTCAGGAATCACGGATGAACAGTTGAATGTCCGCATTGAAACCGGAGGTACGGAGATTTTCAATGAGAGCTATTATGCCTTAAAAGGCAACGTGGTGATTCATGAGATAGGGGAAATGCTTCGCAGTTACTTCTCCCTGCATAATCCGAAAGGGATGTCCAGCAATGTAGTCTCTTACTATCAGGCTCCATTGTCCATAACCGCTGTGTTTTCAGACAAGCAGGACACAGTCCGGAGGAGTTTCAATACTTATTACAGTCGTTGTCGTACATCGGTATCCCCGTCAGACGTGCTTTTCTTGACACATGAGAACACAATCCGTACAGCCCATGATAGAATGGAATACTTGACATTCAGGGTACGTGAAGGGATTTCTTTGGAGATAGGGGTGGCATACTTAGATGCCGGAAAGGAACGGTACAGACGGGTCACCAAGGACTTTGGTGCCACCAATGGTATGCTTGCTTTTTCTTTATCCCTCGAACGGGTTGCGGCATTGTCCGGCATTGGTACGACATCCATCCTCTTCTATGATGCCATGCTGGAGGAGAACGGAATTGTGAAGGATAAGGTAAGGTTTATCAATGATAAACGGCTGTACCGTAATATCACCAACTTCATTTATCGGAACGCATTCGGGATGCCAGAGACAATGGCATTCACCGGACTGGTGGAATATTCTCCCGAACTGGAAGGTGAAACGGTCGAACTGCTGCAGAGGACTGTCCGTACAGATGCCGGATACATTGACAGCCGTACGGCAAACAGCGGCTATCTGGACACCAGACAATACGGAAAGGTACTGGATCTGATAACAACTGATTCTTTGCAGCTGTATAATACGGAAACATCGACAGAAGTGGTGACCACTGACATTGATTTCTCTCACAAGCGTACCGGCAACGAGAAAATCAATGTCTCACTTACATTCCGTCAGGCATCACGCCTGCATCTGGCTTTCGAGCGTACCGGTGACAATGGTATTTATGGGCGGATATTCGACAGAACATTTGACAATACATTTGAATGATATAACGATATGGAGACAATACGCAGAAACCTGGCTCTGGCCGACATGGACATCCGCACGGACGAACGCGGACGCCGGCGCATCTTTTCGATAAAGTTCGTCAGCAAGGAAGGCAAGGTCTATTTCATGCCCCAGGCCTACGCCTGCGGTGCAGGACGCATGAACATGAAGGAATACCAGCTCCGGGGCGTGCAGCCCTGCGACTGCAAGGGAAATCCGGAAGGACACCCCTACCCCGTGGATATTGACCTGATACTGGAGTATAACAAAAAGAAAATAATATTCTGATGAACATATTGTTTAATTCAAGCGGTATTCCCCTGCTGATGCAGTCCACGTACATATTCGGCGAAACGACGGGGACACCCCAGAACGAAATGAAGGAGCGTACCCGAATCCTGGCGCCATATGACTTGTCGAATGTTTCCTATATAGACATCGACGGAGTGAAGGTGCGTCCATGGGGAGATGAGAATGATTTCCCCCAGAAGGCGGCTGAAGAGATAGGAAACACCAGCGTGCTCAATACGGGCCTGAAGTTTCTTCGTAACCTGACACTTGGGCAAGGCATATATCCTTGTACGGTGAACGGTTACGACAATGATGGTAACGAGATACTGAAGCCCGTTACCGATAGCCGGGTACAGACTTTTATTGCTTCCCGGAATGTGAGGCGTTACATGGAGAAGGTGCTTCGGGATTACCTGAAGTTCGGCAACGGTGCCGTCCAGTTTGTGCCGTCGGCTGCCGGCAATTCTTTTGCAGGGGTCAATCCGGTCAATGCGCTTTACCGCCGCTATTCCGAAGTGGACGAATATGGTGCCTGCAAGTGCATCATTTCCGGATATTGGCCGCAACGTCCGGACAAGGGCCAATACACCAGGCTGGATGTGCTCTCCGAATACGACCCGCAGATGCATGCTGAGGTGTTGAAGTTTGCCGGAAAGGTGAAGGACGGTTTCATCATGCCGGTACGCGACAGCTGGAGCAACGACGACCTTTACGGCATGCCCATCTGGTGGCCCGCCTACGTTTGTGGATGGGTGGAGAT